TATGGCGGAGAAGGCAGTAGCCACTACTTCAGCACAGTCGGGGTCTGTAGAAAACAAAGCAGTAACGCTTGGAGAGGTACAAATATCTTTAGCAAACGCACAGGAAAGGATAAAAAGTATAGCTTTATATTATACGGAAGCTTGGAGAGATTTTGGAATTAAATATATAAAGATGTTAGAAGCTAATAGTGGCGATCTAAAGCCTGTTACTGTTACTAGAGAAGGTAGACTGGGTAAGAAGATGTACACAAAAGAGATCACTCCTAAGATGTGGTTATCTAAAGCGGGCTACCACGTAGAAGTCTTATTGGCAGATGAAAAACAAGAGTCGGACTTGAACAACTTACAGAAGTTGAAAATAGCTTTAGACTCTATGCCTACTAATGTCCCATTAAAGAAGGAGTATGATACAAGTTTATTGAAATTCGCAGGGTTAGGTATGGAGAAAATCTCTCAGATTATGCAGTTTCAGGATCAGAATCCCATGATGTTGGGAGCAGGAGATCCCAATGTAGGAGGGGAACAAGCCCCCGCAGAGTCAGCATTGCCAGAAGTACCAATTTCAGTAGGTAATCAACCTCAATAATATGGAAAGCAACGCACTAGATAGATTATTAAAAGCTCAGGGGCTAAATTATGAAGATTTAAACCCAGAGGAGAAGTTGACTTATAATAAGAGTAGTTTTAATTTGCAGAAATTGACTGTATCTGATGTAAAAAACTATGTATCAGATATGAAGAACTCCATAGCTTTACAGCTAACGGACACCCCAGAGGAATCGGTAGCAGTAAGGCACATTCTGTCTGCCAGACTTAAAAATTACATTTTATTAGAGGCATTTTTAGTAAGGCCAGAAAAGGCAGAGGAAGCCCTAAATAGACAGTTAGAAATGAGCAAGGGAGCTTGACACTTTCTATTATTAGTAACTATAATAAAGTAATTATGATGAACAAAACCGCTCAAATAGAGTTCGACAGAATCACAGCAATAGAACCCAGTGAACTTTCCAAATACGAAATAGCTTTTTTAAAAGCTAGAAACTTCTATTTAAGACCAGAACAGAGACAGGTATTTAAAGGAGTTTTAGAAGGAATCAGAGAAGCAACTCCAGAAGAGAAGTTAGCCTTTGATAGAGCCAATAATACTGCTATGGCTAAAAGAGCCAAAGAAGAAGCAGAGCAGGCTAAAGAAGTACAGAATAGAAAATAACCACTAACCCTCACTAGAGGACTGTTGAAAGTTAAATATGGATAATAGAAAGAAAGATACAAATATAGAAGATAAAAACCTCCAAGATATACTTAATGATGATTCGATAATCCCCGAAGATGTAGACCCAGCAGATAGGAAGGATTTGGATGTAGAAGAAGAAACCCCAGAATTAAACGATATAGAAGAAAAAGAGGAAGAGGAAGTAGAGATAGAGGAAGAAGAACCCAAGAAAAAGCTCAAAAAAGAAGAAAAAGAAGAAACAGACTACAAAAGAAAGTACTCGGATTCCAGCAGAGAGGCCTCTGCACTATATTTTAAAAACAAGACAATGACGGACACTATAGAGTCCGCTTCTGCTTTACCAGATCCAACGGAGGCTGAATTGGTGGTTTATGCAAGGGAACAGGGGGCAGTTTTTGAAGATTTAGACGACTTTTCGCAGAACATTTTAAAGAAAACCCTTATAAATGAGCGTAAGTTTGGGATGATTCACGAGGCTACTATCGCTAATAAAGAGGTAGATAACTGGTCTAGGAAGGTAGATGAGTTCACCAACTCCGCAGAAATACTAGCAAAATACCCAAGTATTGGAGAAAATGACGTAGATTTTAAGAAATATGCTATGAAAGAGGCTAGAAGAGGTACAGATTTAAATGATTTAGTTGCTTCTTTCCTTTTTAACATGCAAGGGGATAATGCAACACCAAAAAAACCTGCTAAAAAGGGATCTTTACTACTTAGTAGAGGTGGGGGAGAGGGTACTCCAAAACCATCAAAACTTACAGCAGAGGATGTCCGCATTATTAGAAACAAAGACCCAAAAAGATATAAACAGCTTATCAAAGACGGTAAAGTTGGTATGGATGTTTTAGATCTTGAATAACGCTTGACAATCCCCAACTAAAGACCCTAATATATAATCATATAAAGCTAACCCTGACATAATCGGGACTGCGACTTAAATATTAATTTAATTTGCGAAAGGAAACGATTATGTCTACATATCCAACAAAGCTTGTTGAAGCATTTGCAAGCCAAGCTTTAAAAAGATTTTACATGCGCTCCGTAGCTGAGGCTATTACAAACTCAGAATATGAGGGAGAAGTAAGAAATAAAAGTTCAATACTAAATGTACTTACATTTGGTGCAATTTCATCTCACAATTACACAGGTGCTGATATGAGTGTTGATTCTCTAACAGAGAGCAACTCACAATTAGTTACCGACCAGGCCAAGTATTTCTATTTCAAGATCAAAGATTACGATACTTTCAGATCTTATATTAAGAGTCCTGATGGTACTATTCTCGATCAAGTAGCTAATGAGTTAAAGAAAATAATAGATACATACGTACTTACCTTCTACTCCGATGTTGCTTCTGGAAATAGAGACGGTACTTCCTACACGACTGGTACAGTTACTGTAACTACAGGAACAGGTGCTGTTGTAGGTTCTGGAACTACTTTTACCTCCGGTATGGTAGGAAAAGGATTCAAAGCTTTAGGACATACCAACTGGTATAGAGTAAAGACTTTCACTGATACTACCCACATTGTTATAGAGGATGATAGTGACGATGAAACATCAGCGTACACTGGTGGAGCTATTGCAGGTGGAGCTACTTATGAAGTACAAGCTAATACTGCTTTAACAGTTACTAAAGATACTGTATTTGCAAGATTCAATGCTTTAGGAATGGTACTTACCAATGCTGAAATCCCTATGGAAGACAGATGGGCAGTAATTCCTGCTAGAATTGCAAACTTAGTAAGACAGTCCCCTGAGTATATCTCAGCAGGTACTGAGTCCGGTAGAGAGAGTGTAATGAATGGAATCTTATCTAAAAGATTTGCAGGATTTGATGTTTATGAGGTATCCGATGATAGAATAGCCGGTGACAACACTAATGGTTATCACGTTTTAGGAGGTCATAAATCAGCAATCACATTCGCTATGGGATTAACTGAGAATGGAATTGAAGACTTAATTGGAAACTTTGGTAAAGCATACAAGTCCTTACATGTATACGGAGCTAAAGTTGCTGATGTAAGAAGGAAAGCCTTAGTAGAAGGATTCTGGAAAGTCTAAAGAGAGCGACTGGATAGTCCCTACCCTTCGGGGTAGGGACATTTTTAATTTAAATTTATTATTATGGGAGCCTTTAAACTAAAAGAAGATTTACCTCAAGCTACACAAGTAGAAATAGACAGAGTACAAGCTAAAAGTGCTGGACTAAGAGATCAGTCAGAAAAAGACTTTTTAACTGCTTTATACGACTATCTTTATAACGAGGTCATTTTAAGAGACTCCTTAGACAGAATAGTAATAGGTTCCGGTGTTACTGTGCCTATTGGCGTAGCAGGTTTTAAAAAAGGTGCACAGTTTATAGATAAAATAGCTTCTGATGACGGTGTATATCTTAATGCTGGAAATGAGGCAGTTGCAAGATGGATAAAAGTTTCTGTTGCTTCTGTTGCGTTATCGGCAAGTCCTTCACTATCACCTAGTATTTCCCCAAGTTTATCACCTAGTATTTCCTCAAGCGCTTCACCAAGTTTATCTCCTAGTATAAGTCCTAGCGCCTCACCAAGCACTTCACCAAGTGTTTCCTTGTCACCTAGTATTTCACCGAGTTTAAGTTCTAGTGCTTCCCCAAGTTTGTCACCAAGTTTGTCACCAAGTTTGTCACCAAGTTTGTCTCCAAGTTTGAGTCCTAGCTTATCGCCTAGTATAAGTCCTAGTACATCTCCTAGCGTTTCTTTATCGCATAGTATAAGTCCTAGTACATCTCCTAGCGTTTCCTTAAGTCCAAGTATCTCACCTAGCGTTTCGCCTAGTGTTTCAGTATCACCAAGCTTATCTCCTAGTATAAGTCCTAGCTTATCTCCTAGCTTGTCACCTAGTTTAAGCCCAAGCGCTTCTCCTAGTGTAAGCCCAAGTGTATCCTTGAGTGCTTAGGTAAGATATTCCCCTACTAGATAAAATAGTGTATGATAGGTTTTAATGATTAAACTATCTGTAGTAATACCTAGTTACAAGGATCCGCTTTTACACAAAACCATTGATTCGTTACTAGAAAACTCAGTATTAGGAGATCAGTTAGAAATTATAGCTGTTTTAGACAACTACTGGCCAATCACCCCAATAAAAGAAGATGACAGAATAAAAATAATCCATTTAGGAAAGAATAGAGGTATGCGTGGTGCAATAAATGCAGTTATATCTATCGCTAATGGAGAGTACTTTATGAGACTAGACGAACATTGCGATTTTGGTAAAGGTTATGATGGTATTTTAACCGGAGCTTGTAAACCCAACGAGATAATGACTGCTACTAGGTACTTTTTAGACCCTGTGAAGTGGGAAGTTATGGATTTACCTCCTGTTTACCACGAAAAATTAGTTATTCAGGATGTAAGTGAGGGGGTTAGGAAGTTTTCTGGAGTTAGGTGGAAAAGCAGGGACGAAGAGCAAAAAGATGTTCCTATATCAGAAACCCTTGCTATGCAAGGGTCTATGTGGATAGCCAATCGTGAATTTTTCTTAAAGACTGTAGGAGAACTGCAAACAGAGGGTTATGGCCCTACTTATCAGGACTCTGTAGAGGCTTGTATGAAATATTGGCAAGCTGGCGGAAGACTTATGCTAAATAAGAACACCTGGTTTGCTCATAAACATAGAGATTTTCCTAGAACTCACCAGGAAGGAAGCCCAGAGAACCCTTCTAATAGGGAGGCTAGTTGGAAACACTCTTTGGGAGTGTGGGAAGAGTATTACGATAATGTTATTCGTAAAAAGTGGAATATATAAAAGATGAAACCTTTTGAGACCTATCAATATTTGCCAGATACTATTATGACTGATAGAGATAAATTAGAAGTAGACAGCAAATTTTGGAATAAGGGAAAATGGGACAACTTTATATTACCTTTTTTGCCTAAAGATTGTAGGGATTTTACCTTTGTAGATATTGGTTGTAATGCTGGGTTATTCTTGCACTTGGCTAAGAAAAAAGGGTTTGGTAAAGTATTGGGGGTAGACTCCAATGAAGAGGCTGTAAAGAGAGGTTGGGACTGGAAAAAAAAGAATGGTGAAAATTACACTATATTATTAGGTGATATGGGTGATGATATTTTAGATACTTTACCTATCTCAGATTATGTAGTTTTAGCCAACGTCCACTACTATTTCACGATAGACAAGTGGGTATCTTTTTTAGACAAACTACAAAGCAAAACAAGAAACTGCATCATAGTAACTGCTGAAAAAAGAAAGGGTAATCGTTGCTGGGCGCAGTCCGATGTTGGTAGCGTTAGGAACTACTTTAAAAGGTGGGAGGAAATGGGGTTTATTGATGAATTACCCTATGATGGAGATGTTCATCACAGGAAACTTTGGGGGCTACACTTTAAGAGTAATATAATAAAAAGGGTTCCTATAGCAGAGTTAGATTCTGGAAACCACGTTCAGGACAAGTTTTACGAAGAGATAGATAATGGAGTAAACTTAGCAGATACTAGATATTATAGGATTTTGAAGAAATATAGGAAAAAATGGAGTGCAGAAAGATTAGATAGTTGGATTATAGATAAAGCAAATATGTATTTAGATATAAAGGAAAATGGGCTAAAGTACCCTATTTTGGTAAATAAAGAGGGTCTTATTTTAGATGGAAACCACAGGTGTCAGATACTTAAACACTTAGGAGAGAAAACAATTTTTATAAGAGAAGTATGAAAGGGGCAATAATATACATATCCAGTAATAGAGAAAAACCAGAATTTGAAAATAAGATAATTGAGGATATGCTAAGTAAAAGAGGGGACTTGCCAGTATACAGCGTTACCCAAAAGCCAATGTTTCAGGGAGTAGATAACTGCTTTAATGAGGCTATAGAGGATGTAGGAACTTCGGGGTTTAATTTTTGCAGACAGCTACAGATGGCTACAGAGATGGCTAAAGTGGATTATGTAATATCCTGTGAAGCAGACTGTTTGTACTCCCCAGACTATTTTAAATTTGTACCCCCCAGACTAAACGAAGTATTTAGAAATACTAATAACTATGTACTGCCTTACGGTAAAGCTTATTGGTTAACAAAAGATAGCCAGACAGCTTTCCAAATAGCCGGTAGAGATGCTTTACTGAGCAGACTAGACTTTCTATTAAAAGATCAGCCAGAGTGGGATACAGATATGAAGAATTTTCCCAAAGAATTAGGATTGCCCTTTCTGGAGAGTTGGGATACTTTTAAGACAGAGTTTGCTTGTTTTGGAATAAAGACAGGAGATGGAATGAGGAACCAAACCCACGCCGGAAAAGAACCTGTTTATGATCTTCCTTATTGGGGCTCGGCTTTTAAAATTAGAAAAAAATACCTATGAACTTACTAGACGGAATAAAACTAAAAGGTGCTGGGGTTGAAATACCAGATGTAGGTAGGAGACAACTTCCTAGATTCTTTAAAGATATGGGGTACAAGAAAGGCGTAGAAATAGGGGTACAAAGAGCTTACTTTACCAGAAGATTTGCTAGAGAAGGTTTAGAAATTATAGGTGTAGATCCATGGAGAGCTTATTCAGACTACAACGCTTTTCCAGGATACCAACATCACCATGATAGAATATACGAAAATGCTATAGAAAATTTAAAAGATTTCCCTAACGCCAGTCTAATAAGGAAGACCTCTATGGAGGCCGTAGAGGATTTTGAAGACGGTAGTTTAGACTTTGTGTACATAGATGGTCATCATGGGTTCAAATATGTTACAGAAGATATATTTGAGTGGTCTAAGAAGGTAAGAAAAGGTGGAATAATATCCGGCCATGACTATGCCTATTCCAGAGTAAAGAAGAATGAAAATCAACCATACATACTGCAGGTAAAATTTGTTGTAGATGCTTATACTAAGGCTTTCAAAATAAACAACTGGTGGGTTTTAGGTAGAAAACACAAAGAACGAGAAGGAGAACGTAGAGATCAGTACAGATCTTGGATGTGGATAAAAGAATGAAATCATCAGTAATCTATTATACAGATAATAGATTAGAAGATCCCCTGTATTCTTTTGTTCAAGACCGTATAGCCGATTCAGGACTTCCCATATTTAGCGCTTCGCTGGAGCCGATAGATTTTGGATTTAATGAAGTAATAGAGGGTAAAAGGTGTTATACGACTATGCTAAAACAAATAATCTCTTGTTTATCTAGGAGTCCTACAGACTATGTTTTTTTCTGCGAACACGATGTTTTATATCACCTAAGTCATTTTGAATTTACTCCTCCAAAAGACGATGTATTTTACTATAATGAAAATGTTTGGAGATGGGCTATCGGTGCAGATACAGTAATTAGACATCATAGGATGATCCCACTATCTACTTTATGTGCAAACAGACTGTTTGCCCTAGATCACTATAAGAAGAGGCTAGAAAAGATAGAAAGTAAGGGGTTAGAGGATGTTGCAGGCAGAGAACCATCTTGGGTTAGAAAGATGGGGTACGAACCAGGAACTAAGAAAAAAAGGAGAGGGGGGTTTTCGGACGATAAATTCGGGACATGGCACTCTAAATGTTCTAATATAGATGTAAGACATAAAGGTACATTCTCTAATTCCAAAACAAAATTAGAGGATTTTAAGCACAAACCTAAGTGGTGGTTATAGGTACCTGTAGATAGAGTAAAAAGTTTTAATTTGAAAGGACTAGAATGGCAGTGCTGAGCATACTTATACCAAGTAGAAACGAATTATTTTTAAAGAATACCGTAGAAGACATTTTAAAAAATATAAGGGGTGACACTGAGATAATTGTAAACCTAGATGGTGCTTGGTCTGATCCCCCACTGGAAGACCACGAGAGGCTTCACATAATTCATTCCTCCAAAGCCATAGGACAAAGAGCAGGACAAAACCAGTGCGCCAGACTAAGTAAAGCTAAATACGTTATGAAAGTAGATGCTCACTGCGCTTTTGCTGAGGGATTTGATGTAGATATGTTAAACGCCTTTAAAGAAACCGGAGATAACGTAACTATGACTATGAATATGAAAAATTTGTGGGTATTTGACTGGAAGTGTAATACCTGTGGAAAAAGATGGTATCAAGGGCCAGTACCAGAGAGGTGTGAGAATCTTAAATGTGACGGAAGGGACTTTGTAAGAAAAATAAAGTGGCAAGCTAAAGCAAGTCCAAATAGTACTTCTTTTAGAGTAAATAGGGAATTAGAGTTTAAATACTTCGGAGAATATAAGAAAAAACAGACAGAAGACTTAGCTGAAACTATGTCTTTACAAGGATCTTGTTTTATGGCTACTAGAGAGAATTATTGGGAAAAAGAGCTTTGCGATGAGAGTTGGGGAAGTTGGGGAGGTCAGGGAGCAGAAGTAGCACTAAAAACTTGGTTAAGTGGGGGCAGAGTTATTTGTAACAGAAGGACTTGGTACGCTCATTTATTTAGAACACAGCCAGGATTTAGCCACCCTTATCCTAATCCAGGTAAAGATCAACAAAGAGCTAAGAACATATTAAGAGAGAATTTCCTAGAAAATAAGTGGCCAAAAGCTACCAGAAATTTAGAGTGGTTAGTTAATAAATTTTCTCCTGTTCCGGATTGGGATTAAGTTATACAATTAAG